GGGCCGTCCCGCACTTCCACATCGAGCGAGCGAACAAGCGAGAGCTTGATGGTGTCGAAATAAGCGCCGATCCCGCTGCTACCGCCTGCCGCGCTGCTATTGAGCACGATCAGGAAGTACACCGCTCCCGAAGGCACCGTGACTTGCGCGGTGCCATACGCCCAGCTGGTGCCGGTGTTGGATAGCACTGCACCGCTCCCCACCGTGCCGCCAGCTGCGTTGTAGAACACGATCTGGGCGTAGCCCGTGGTGCCTGGATCGGTGGCGATCGCGGCACTGAGCGCATACACGTCGTTGAAGTTGCAGGCGTATCGGCGCGAGGTTGCCGCCTGGCCGAAGTTCCCCGTGCTGATGATGCACAGAGACTGAGATCCCACATAGGCGAAGGCCCGGGCGAAAAGCGTTGCGCCGGATGCCACCCAGCCGGGAACATTGCCAGCGGCGTCAAGGGCTAGCTCGAAGCTGGAGTTGTCGACAGTCTCGGCTATGGATTGTTGCACCGTCCGAATGTGGGTCACCCCATCCGGCACCTCATCCACGCTTGCCGGATGTTGCGTGCAAACAACGTTGTCGATGTAACAAGTGCCCGCGGTCATGCCTGAGTAGCCGAGGCAGGCACGGGCGTACACCGCGCCCGTTGGCGCTTGCCCGACTGCGTAGGAGCCGGCGGTGGCGCTGCCCGTGACTTGGTTGCCGGCCGTGCTGCTGATCTCCGCTAGGCCTGCGTTGAGCCATGATATGAACACGTAGGCGGTGCCGGTGACGCCGACCGTCTTGACCAGACCCTGCACCTTCACGGTCTGCCCCGTATGGCATCCCATCAGCCCGATATTGCGATAAGCGCCTGTGTTCGAGCCGGTGCCTGCCGATCGTTTAGCGCAGTTCGGTCCTACGCCGGGCGTGTTCCCCGCGCGGTCGAAGCCCCAGCCCGTGCCGGCGTCAGCTACCCAGCCGTACCCGGCGGGGGTGTCCCAGTCGAACCCGCCGTTGACGACGGGTAATTGAGTGACGAGGGAAACGCCTTTGTCCCCCGTGGCCTGTGCCGAATCCGCGTTCACCTTGGCTGCTGCATAGATCGCATTGAGCAGCGTCTGACGACTCGTGTAGACGTCCGCGAACTTCGTGCGGAACGTAGCCCCAACGATGGTCGTGTCGCCCGCTAGGTTGTTCCACATCACCGGAGTGGTGAGTGCCCCAAGGTAGTTGGCCAGGGCCGTCACGGCGCTGTCGTACGCGGTCTTTTCGGTGGTGATGCCGAACGCCAAGGCCTGCGCGTCGATACCCGCCTGCTCCGCGCTGATCACGTTCCAGTCGCGGATCACGACAGGCTTTTCAACGGGGCTTAGCAGGTTGTCGCTGGCGATGTTGGCGAGGGCTGCGTTGGCCGCATCGGCGCCGGCCTGGGCTTGCGTGACCTCGGTGGCGATCTCGGACAGCACCAGCGTGCCGGCGGGCACATCGGGCACGGTATGGCTGCTGGGCACCCAGTCGGATTTGGCGTCGCACTCGGACACCGCACGCACTTCGAAGTCGTAGGCCTTGCCGCGCTCCAGCTGCTCCACCACGATCTCGCGCGATGGCTTTACGGGCTGCGGCGTGCTCCAGTCCTCACCGGATCCGGTCACCCGCCAGCGCACTTCGAAATAGGCAGCGGCCGAAGCAGCCATCAGTTGATCTCCAGTCCCGGACGACGGCCCTGCAGTCGCCCGCCATCAGCGACGTGGAAGCGGAAGATGCCGCCCTGCGGGTTACTGCTGATGCCGGTCTGCGCCTTGATCACGCCGGCATCGTCCGGTGCGCTGTCGCCAGCACGGATGTTGACTACCGGCGGCAGCGGCGGAGCGCACCACGCCTTGCCGGTGATCGCCGAGACAAACACCGGCGGCGTGCCGCTGTCAGCCGTCCACACGGCGGGCGCGGCATCCACGCAGGTCAGTGTGGCGGTGAGTTCGTCGCTGGGCTCGATCAGCCGCACGATCAGCTGCGCCACCCCGCGCGATACCTCGCCCAGCACAAACAGATCACCCACGCCGCCGGCCGGTGGCGACGTGACGGCGATTGTCTGCAGCGTGCCGGCGGCCGAGGTCACGGCGCAGTCGGTCTGCGTGCCGTCGCTGCCGCGAAAGCGCAGCGAGTAGGTTTTCCCCGCCTCCAGCGTCACCGGCCCGTCCAGCGTCACGTTGCCGCTGCCGTCGATCGCCTTGATGCGCCCCCACGCCACGCCCCAGCCAGTGATGTCGTGCGCCACATGTACCAGGTCGCCGCGCTCGCACACCATGTGCTCGATGTCGGCCTGCAACACGTACTGGGTCATCCGGTTCCAGATCACCGCCAAGTGATAGCGGCCGAGCTTCCACGCGGCGCCCGGGTCGATCACCATTGACAGGTCCAGCTCCTCGAACAGCGTGGCGACGGTGGTTCCGCCGGCACCGTCGACGCTGTAGCCGTCCCAGTAGACGACGATCACATCCTGCTGGTCATTCGCTTCCGGGTTGGTGAACTTCACCCGCAACGCATGCGGCGGATTGATGAAGCTGCGCGAGTAGCTGAAGCCCCACGAATTGGCCGGGGTGAACATCTGCACCGGCACGGTCTGCTGCACGTCGCGGATCGCCGAATACAACCCGTTGCGCAAGCCGAAGCTGGCGCGCCCCGCAGCAAGCACATCACGCAGCACGTCGCCGAACGCGCGAGCGGCATCCATCACCAAGCCGATCTTGTAGCCCTTGGTGTCGCATTCGGCCGCCCAGTCGCTGATGCCCTGCTGGTAGTCCACCCGGTCATCGGTCAGCCGGCGCATCACCGCCGGGCACTGCGTCAGCAGCCACAGGTAAATCCATGCCGGGTTGGTGCTCGCCACCGCGGCGGTGAACACCTGGTTTGTGGTGTCCCACTGCCGCACCTTCTGCGAAGCGAGTACCGACAGGTTTTGCACCACGCCGTTGAGCTGGTCGGTGGCCTTGATGCGCACCGCCAGTTTCATGGTGCCGGTGCTGCTAGGCACTTGCGGGTTCACGCTGCGCAGCACGCTCCACGCCGCATCGCCCACCGTGCCGCCGGCCTGGGCGTTGGGGTAGCTGCTGGTTCCGCGCGTCACCACCACGTCGTACTGCCCGCTCGGCACGGTCCAGCGGATCCCGGCACGCAGCGTCTTGCGCTTGGCCGAGCTGATCGCGAACACGCCGCTCGCCGCGGTGAAGCCGCCGGTCATGGTCAGCCCGCTGGCCGTGGTTGCACTGGTCCATGCTCCGCTGCTACCCACCGCGCGGTACTGCACCGCGAACGAGGTCGAGCCGGTGACCGTGTTGCCCTTGGCGTCCACGCCAAACAGTCCGCCGTTGAACACGATGTCCAGCGAGATTTCGCGCGATGCGGCCTGCGTGGTCCGGGTGGCGGTGTCGTTGACCGCGACCAGCGCCACGCCCACCGCCAGCTCGTAGATGTCCTGCGTGAACAGGCTTGGCGCGGTGCTGATCTCCCATTGCACATCCGTATAGCTGGCGATGGCCGTTTCGCCGATGCGGATATCGCTGATGTCCAGATCGCCGTAGCCAAGATCGAGCAGCATGCGTAGATACTGGTCGTCGCCGCTGATCTCGGTGTACGGCAACGCCGCGTGCGGCGGGTAGAAGCGCTTGGTGCCGACCACGCACGGGATCACGCCATACGGGCTGGCCTGGTTGCTGGTGCCGGTGAGGCTGGCCAGTTGCTGGAACGGATCGCCGCCGCCCACGCCCAACCCCTTCGCAGTAGGCGGGGGGATCAAGGCGTTGATGGCCAAGGTGCCGACGATCATCAGGCCCGCGCCGAGCGCCGCCAACCCCGCAGCGCTGGAAACGCCAAGCACAGATCCATACGCGCCCGCAGCAAGGCCGCCGGTGAAGTACGTCAGCACCACCAGCGCAACCAGACGCAATAGCTTGCCGCCATTGCCACCCTGCGGGTAGATCACGATATGGATCGTCTGACCAGCCTTGGGCCGGACTTTGCCCCATAGCTCGCGCGGTAGCTGGTGGCCGCCAATGGAGACCTCGCACGCATGCGTAGCCGCCTCGCCAAGAATCTGCGCGAGGGTCTGCCCGGCTTGCGCGTGGCAGTACACGCGATCGCTGGCCAGCACGCTGGGCTGGGCCACGACGATCAGTTGTGATCCATCAGCCATGGCGATAAAACCCCTCGATGCGGCGAGCCCAGTGCGGCGCGTCAAGCCGCTCGATGCACGACAACAGTTGCCGCCCATCCTTGCCGGGTGGGGGCCAATGCAAAAACTGGCGATCGTTGACCAGCAGCGCGCAGTGCCACGGCCGGCCGGCGATGCGCAGGCTGAGCAGATCGCCGGCCTGCGGCGTGGTCACCTTGGCCCAGCCATCCGCCAGTCCTGCAGCAATCGCCGCCGCCACACTGGCCCGGTCGCTGGCGTGCGTATAGGCGCCGCTGTAGTCCGGGAGGTTCACGTGAAACACTTCCGCCAGCACCAGCCGCACCCCACCCCAGCAATCTGCGCCGTCGCGATCACGGCCCTTGTCCCGGTAAGGCAGTCCGACGTACTCGCCCGCCCAAGCCGGCACCGCGCTCAAAGGAATAGCCCGGGTGAGTTGGTCGGCAGGTACTGCTGGCCCGGCACCTGCTGCGCGAAGATGTCGCTCTCCTGCCCCAGCGTGCCGGTGATCTGGTTGGCATCGGCCTGGGCGTTCTGCAGCTGCATCGCGAACGGCCCGGCCTCCACCGTGTTCGGCGAGCTGGCCAGCACCACCATGAAGGTGACGCTCGGCTGGCCGGTGAGGCTGCGGATCTGGTTGTTGACCACAAGATCGGTGTTGTCCACCGTCAGCGAAACAGTGGGTATTTCGTCGTCCGATTGCTTGGGGAGGTTGATCTTGAACGGATACGGCAGATAGGTGCCGTCGGTGCGCACCACCGCTTCGGTGTTGTAGGCAAGGCGGATCGGTGCGGCAAGGGCGGGATGTTCGATCAGCAACAGCGGAATGAAAACCTCGGGCGTTTCCTGCGCCAGCATGGCCTGCAGCGCGGTCGGGGATACCTGGCGCATCAGGGTGCCTTGGCCAGCGCAAGCGAAACCTGCCAGCGGTTCACCGAGCCGGCCAGGTAGCTGCTCTTGTATCCATCCTTGGTGAACCGGTACGTCGCCGTGGTGCAGGTGCGGAAGTCGGTCCAGTCGAACGGCAGCACCTGGCTCAGCGTCTGGTAGTAGAAAGTCTCCAGCGTGGCGTGTTGCGCCTGCGTCAGCTTGAGCGAGCAGGCGAACGGGATCTCTACGGCGGTAAAGCGGCGGCGAACCTTCGGCCGCCCCGCCTCCATCTGCGACTCGATCACGTTGGTTGGCGCGCCATAGGCCGCACTGCTATCCGCCAGCGGCGGCGGCAGGGTGGCGGGCCAGATAGGATTTGGCATGCGTCAGCCCCCTACCGGCACGCCGCGGCGCTGCAGTCCGAACCGCTGCTGCATCGCCTTGGCCGATTTGCCACCGCCGGCGATATCCGCCGCCACCGCATCGATCACCATGGTGGTGATCCAGCGGCCATCGGGCTGCTGCTGACTGCTGGCGCTCACCTGATTGTTGCCGTTGTTCTGTACGATGATCTGCGGCGCGAGCTGGCCGCCACCGCCACCGCCACCACCGGATCCCACCATGCCGCCCTCGGCATAGCGCGGCAGGCGCTTGGCGCGCACGTCGTCCATGAACTGCTCGCCGTAGTAGTCCACCGCGTCGGCGGTCTGCACGTATTCGCCGTTGCTCACT